GGCTTGCCGCCGGCAGCCTTGTTACTCGCGGCTATCTCGCGAGCCGTATCGAAGCAGCCGGAAACTTCCCCGCCGGGCGAATTGATGTCGAGCCAGATGGCCTTGACCTCATCATCGGCCATTGCCTCGCGCACCTTGGTGATGATCCCGTCATAGCCGGTCATTCCGGAATAGGGGTCCAGCGAACCAAGCTTGTGCACCAGCGTTCCCTCGACCGGGATCCACGCCACGCCATCGACAAAGTCATAGACGCGCGCACGCTTGCCGGGTGCATCGCGGCCGGAAGCGGCCAGCTGGTTCATTTCGACTACGGTCATGGCGCTGCCGTCCATGCGCTCCAGGCTCACCACGCCGAGGCGCTGACCCAGCGCAGCGACGATCATCTCCGCCTTCTCCTGGCGGATCATCACTGGCACGTTGAACAGGCGTTGCGCCAAGTGCGCGAAGTGCGTCATTGCTGCTGGTCCGCCTCCTCGCGGTCGTTCTGGGCTTGCTGCTGCCGCGAAGCCCCTTGCGCCTTCTGCTGCTGCGGATCGGGCAGGCCGTATTTCTCCCGCTCGACCGCCACACGCTTTTGATCCCAGAGGTTCGTGCGCCAGTCGTTTCCTTGCTCAGCTGCCTCGTCGGGCAGCGCCGACATGCCGAGTTCCATACGCTTTTCGGCGGCGAGAGATTCCTTCAGCGGGTCGACGTAGCCCCTGCCCGGCCCGATCCAATCGCACTGCGTCAGCGCGTCGCGGAACAGGTAGAAATTCGCCTTTCCGCCTGGGATCTCGACCAGGTCGAGCGCTACTGCCTCTTCCAGCCAGGCCGCGAAGATCGGCGTGCAAAAGGCTTGCGTGAACAGGTGGCGGTCAGCCAGCAGGCCGCGCCAGATCTCATTGAGCAGCGTGCGTGCCGACGAATAGTTGATCCCAGACCAATCGTTCGAAAGCTGCTCGTAGGAGAGGCCGAGAGCCGAGGCGATCGCGCGCAGAATGTAGTTCTGGAACGCGACGAAGTTGTTGGACGCCCGTTCGTTCGAGATCGTCTTGATCTCGTCCGTGCCGGGCAGCACCGCAACGCGCACGCCGCCGAATGTCAGATCGGACTGCTCGTAAAAGTCGGCGCGCACATCCTCGCCGGGGCCGATCCCCTCGTCGACGGGCGCCATCGACTGCCCCATCTCAGCCGAGCTACGGGCACTGGTCGCATAAAGACCGAAGATCGCATTGCTGATCGCTGCCTCGAGCTCGGCTTTATCGGACAGCCCCTGCATCTTGATGCGGGACATGACCGAGGCGAGCCGGCCAACAGCAGACCGCTGATGTGCCCGTCGACGATCGACCGCGTGCACGAATAGCGGGCGGCCGGAATTGCTCTCGCGCGGCACGAATGTCCACTTATGTGCATCCCAGCTGCTGTTCAGGTCGTTCGGGTGCGAGTTTCGGACGTAATAGCCGATGGCCGCGCCATATTGATCCAGTGCGACTCCGCCGCGGAGCGTTGCGTCATCGGGCTTGCCGTCAGGGTTGCCGAGCCGGTCCGGATCCAGCACCAGTACCGCCGTGCCGAACATGCCGCCCCGGTCCGGGATGTAGTAGATCGGCGCGCAGGCCTGGCCTTCGCGGACGTAGTGATAATAGGCCAGCCGCACGAGGCCGCCGAACTGCATGTTGCGCTCGACATCGCAGAGGAAGCGGGACGAATTGCCCCAGATCCTGAACAGCGACTCGACCTGGACGGACCATTGATCGGCCCATTCCGGGGTCTGACCCATCGCAGCATAGTCCGGCTTGCATTTGAGCCAGATGTTCGCGCCTACGACCGCATCGACGCGGCGGTCGATCCCGCCGTAGATGAGGCCGTTGTTGCGGTCGATATCGCGCGAGCGAGCGACGATCTTGTCCCGGCTCGGCATGATCTCCGAATCGGCCGAACGGAGCATCGGGTGAAAGCCCGAGAGCTCCCTCGAGCTGCTGGCAGCGTGGTACGCGCTTGGCGCCAGCACCCGATAGGTCACGGCCTCCGCCTTCTGCGCAGGGCTGATCGAGGTCGTGATAATGCCGCCAGGAAGTCCGCCGGCAGTGAGCGAGCTCATCCGCGAAAGCTCACCGATAACGCATGATAGCGCGGCCGGCTCGCTCCGACCGAGGAATCCAACGTGGCAATGTCGCTATCGACCTGCGCGATCGCTGTGTTGATGTCGGAGGCCGAAGCCCCCTGATACACGATGCGCCTGCCGTCCCGCCAAACCTCCTTGACGGCCTGGCCGGTGAGCAGCGATGTGCGGGCGTCCACGAGTTGCCCTCGCAGCGCCAATAGCTCCTCGCGTGTTGCCACGATCATCTCCGGTTCAGCGCCGCCATTCGGCTCAGCGCGGGTTTCTTGCGAGGTGCCGGGCGATCGTCCCCCGCACTCTCGACTTGCTCGTCGAGGGAGACCGGCCGGGCCCAAATCGGTCGGCGCGCCGGATCATCCCACTGAATCTCTGCCCTGTCGGGCCGCAGCATCATGCGTGCCGCATTTTCGTATCCGAACAGGTCTAAGCTTTCGTTCGGCCCCGTTCTGACCCACTCGCCGTCGATGAACTTTTCGGCGAGAAACTCATCGAAAGTCGATGCGGGCAAGCCTTCGGCAAAATAGCATTGGCCTGGCCCATGATCCTCGACGGCAAGCCATTCGATCGACTGCTGTTTCAGCCGATGAACGCCCAGATCCCACTCGTCGAGCTCGGGGCGGGTGGGACGCCCACGCTCGTCCTTGCTCACCTTACGCGGCGCAACGGCGAGCTCAGGCGCGGTCTGCGATCGCGCGCCCTTGATCAGGCGAACGCGCTGCCATCCAGCCCAGCTTTTTCCTTTGCGTGCCATGCGCCTCGCCCACTCACGGGCTTTCCAGGTGACACCGGACTGGACGTCATCGCCATCGACGTGTCCTGCGCCGCCGGTATCGACCGCCATGGCCGCGATGGGCAAACCATAGTCGGTCCCGATTATCGGAATGATCCGGTCAAGCAACGGCTCGAGCACATCCCAATCCGCGATGCGCTCGGCCGGGCGGATGTCGCGCTCGATCCCGTCGGGCCATCGCCGCTTGGTGATCGTCACCCGCTCCGTCAGCCAGCTGCGCGCCTCGAGATCCCATCCCCGAAGACTGATATCGAACATGCGCTTACCGACGTCGACCGCGACGGTGGCGAACATCACCCTGTCGGGAAACGTGCCGACGGCGAAGCTATCTTCGTCAGGCCCCTTCCGAGCGCGAAGATCCGCCGCAACCAATCCCGATCCGGTGCCGCCCTCATAAACCGGGCCCAGCGATTTTGCCGTGACCTCGCGCAGCTTTTCCGATTTCCGCGTGCGCTCGAACATCACGAGCGCCGCCACATATTCCCGCGCCAGCTCACCCATGCTGACGAAAGGCGACATTGTGCCGTGGATCCAGAAGCCTGCGCTGTCACTGTCGATGACATCGCCGCTCCAATTGCCGTTGGGCTGGATGATCTGGCCCGCGAAGACCCAGCGGCCGGCGTCCAGCATAGCCGGCTTGTCCGCCTCAAGACTTAGCTTCCCACAATGGGGGCAGCGCAAACCCGACGTCTGCGTGATCAGATCCAGCATCTCGTCCATGGGCAAGCTATCCTGCCGGTCATATGCGAGCGGCATGTAGAGGCCCTTCGGCGCGAGCGGATGAGGACTCCCCCATGCCCCGCAGCGGGCGCAAGGCCAGTACCACAAACCACGGGTCGAAAGCTTCCACTCGCCGGCGATCCCGAACCAGCCGGCATCCGCGTGGCTTTCCATGTACGCCTTGAACTGGTTGCCATAAGCACGGCCGCGGATGGCGATGAGCTGCTTGACCGCATGCGGCTTGATCCGCGTGTAGCCGTCGACCTCACTGGCCCAGATGAATGGTGCCTGTTTCTGGCGGACCGTGCTTTTGTTCGCCGGCAGCAACTGGATGACGTGCCGTCCGAGCCGCTTGAGCTCACGCTTATTGTCGGTCGGGCGCTTGCCGATCTGGGCCGCTAGCTCGGGATTGAGGGCCTCGGAAAACAGGTCTCCGAATTCCTTGTCCGCATAGCTGTCGATGTCGCTCGACGATGGCAGGTAAACGATGACGTCAGTCTTCGGCCCGTTCCGAAACCGCTTGACGATGTGGTTTTCGCCGCCGAGCGATTTGCCCGTTCGCGCCGGACCAGGCACGATGACGAAACGGTAGCGCGGATCATCCAGCGCATCCTGAATGCCATCCATGTACGGTGTCAGCGTGGGATCGTAGAGCCGCCTGCCCGTGCCTTCCGGATTTGGAAGATACCGGTATCTAGCCGCGCAATCCCTGGTCGAAATATTCTCCGGCGGGAGAAGGAGCGATCTAAGCTCCTGTGCTATTCCCCGCGCGCTTTGGCAGAACTGCTCGCCGCTTAGTTGCTCGAGATCGGCTTCCAGTGCCGTTTGTCCCTCGAACATCGCTATCCAGCCATTCTCCAAAGCCGTCGTGGATCCTGACAAGCAGGTTCCGTAACTCTTCCGCTATCATGGCGCGCGCATCTGCAGGCCAGCGCCCCGCCGGATCGATCCGGCTCACCATCGTCGTGAGCTCACTCTGGACCACGCCCGCCAGGCCGGACATGATCGCGCGCACTTCAGTCGCAGGCACCAATTGGCGCTGCTCAACCTTGCGACGCTGCACCTCGAGCTGAACGCGGTTGATCTCAATGAAATCCTTGACCGACAAGCCGTTGGTGCTGCCGTTCGGAACCGTGATACCCGCCAGGCGCGCGATACGCTCCTGGGCCGCATCGCGCGCCTGGACCTTGCCGCGATAATAGCCGATCAGCCAATCGAGCACGTCGGGCACGACGAACTCGTATGAGCTTCCTTCGGCACCGCGCTTCCGGATCGGGAAATCCGGATTTTCGTCAATCAGGCGCTTCAGATAGCGCCAGCCCAATCCCGTGATACGCTCCAGGCCTGCGGTGCTGACGACGTCGTCATTCCTAGCGGCCTTGCGCCTAGCCTTCAGCGTTTCGAGGCGTTCGCCCGGATCGAACTCAATCCGCGCCATCTATCTTTCCGGATATGAAAAAGCTCGCCATTTGGCGAGCCGGGTGTGCCGCAGAGGCAACTTTAAATCGTTGCCTAATTGCCACATGCGAGTTCCCGTTGCAACACTCATTTTTCGCGGTCCAGAAATGTGTACGGGGTGGCAACCTCGACAAGGCGGCGAAGGCCTAGGAAAAACTCGTCTTCAATCACTCGGACGTGCGCCTTGCTTCGCGGAATTATCCGCGTCCGAAAATGCCCGTCGATGATGTAGGACTTCTCGCGGCTGCCAAATCGCACCATGGCCACCTCCCTGAATGGTCTGTCCATGAGAGCGACAGATTGCAGCGTCGACAGCACGGAGCCGATCGCATCCTCACACATCCGAAGGTTGGCCTTGGCCTGATACTGCCACTCGCTCGGGCCTTCGCCATTGCCCGACCCGAAATCACGGTTGAGCACTGAACGGACAAGCGACCGATCGGCACCTTCGTGCGCGCGGCGATAGAACCGGAGGCAGCGGCGGTCTATGCTGTCGATGATACCGCGCTGGTACATCGTCTCGAACCAGGGCAGCCGACGATATGCTTCGCCAATGGTGATGCTCTTGTTGCCTTCGCGGTCGACGATGGGCTTCAACTCAAACGTCGCATGCCTCATCTGCTCCGGCGTAGGCGCCACCACGCCCTCACGATTCTCTGCCCCCTCGTCGTCGAATTCCATCTTGATCGCTGCCATCATGTCACCCCCCAACTCTACGCTTACCGAACAACCCCTCGGCGAGATTGCGCGCCGACCGCGCTGCCACCCAGCCCTTGCGCTGCTCGACCGCGGCAATGTTGATCACGAGCAGCCCTTGATTCTGCCATGCCTGACGCGCGAGTTCCCAGCCTTCATCGGAATTGGGCTCGCGCATGAGATGCGCGCGAGAGGCAAGACTATCCCTCATGCCGCTGCTTCCGTTCCCCCGATGGCGTCCGGATCTATCCCCATGGCGAGATAGTCGGCGCGCGTCGGCATTTTCGGCGGGCCTTCGTGGCGCACGATGCGAGCCGTGCTCTCGGGGCGTAGGTTGAACTCGTCGATGATGGCCGCTGCTGCCTCCGGCGTTAAAGGATCGTCCTTCACGCGCCGCTCATGCTCGGCTTGCGCTTCGGCGGCGTCTGCCAGTCTCATCAAACGGTGCGCAGTGCGCCGGCGGTCCTCCACCAATGGCGTGACGTAGGCAAGGAGCTCGGCAACGGCCGTCGGGAACCACTTGTTCTCGGCCGCATATTTCGCCGCAGCTTCGCGGAGGATGCCAACCGGCACGGTCTCAACCGCCTGACGCAGCAGCCGAAACCTGGCCCTGGCCTCCTCCGTGTTCTCTTCACGGGTGATCGTCTTCAAGCGGAGCTCGCCGAGGATCACGGTGCGCTCCTCGTGCGTCGCAGGGGCAACCAGGCTGTCGCGGAATTTGGCAGCGACATCGCGCAGGGCGAAGGCAGCGCCGTCAGGAAGCTTGGACGGCAGGTGAAATTGGCGAGCATCAAGCAAATCTCGATCCAGCCACTTAGGGATCGATGCCATCAGCGAGGAGCTGGAGTACACCGTCCCGCATGCGATCGGCGTATCGGCCCTGGTTTCCAGATCTGTTCCCATTGAAGTTTCTCGAAGTTGGTCGTGGATCGAAGATGGCGCCCCAGCCCCGTTCGGCTGCATGCTGGAGGACACGACCGGGTGGCCATTCGTCATCCGAGAATTTAGCTAGATCTCGCAATTGCGCTTGGTAGGCGGTCTCGGTGTTGGCCAGCTTCTTCTTTCGACGATTTTCCCGGAAATCACGCCAGTGAGCCGGATCAACCCCTGGAGGACAAACGGCAAAGTGATCGATGTGGCGGGCATGCGCGACTGAGGTAGCTTTAGCTACCGAAGGATCTTTCTTATATTCTTCCCTTCCTTGTTCTGTGCCTCGCGTCTGCCTCACGTCTGCCTCATTTACTGCCTCACGCACTGCCTCATTTGCTGCCTCACTATCTTCCGAAATCACCTGGAAACGATCGTAATTACATATAGTTATTACCATCGCCGCTGCCTCACGGCGTGTTTCAATCATTGCCTCGGAGATCATGCGGCGCCACAACCGCTCGACCCACGCCTTATCGCGATCCAGCGCAGCCGCCATGTCCCGTTGCGACACACAAAGCTGGCCACGTTGAAGATGAACGCCGTGACCCTTGTAGCGAACGCGTACCTCGCGCCATGCCGCCTTCGCCACCATCCATGCGAACGCCATCGCTTCCGCGTCGTTGCGGAATGCGTGATGTCCCAGGAGGGAACGGTGAAGGCGAATGTATCCGCTCACCCCTGCTCCGCCCACCTAGAGTAAGCACGAGTAACCGCAAAATAGATCTCTGTAATACACTTGTTTACGTCGGCGTAGATCTCAGCTCCGGTAAACCGCAGGATCTTGAAACCTTCCGCAGTCAAATAGCGATCTCGAGCCTTATCCCTCTGAGCCTGTTCTTTTGTTTTCTCGTGAAAGTCATGCCCATCGCATTCGATTGCAAACCATTGATTGAGGGAACGTCCGCCAGATTGCGCCGTAAGATGGATGGCGAAATCAAGGCGGTAATCTCCTGCCGGTGGTTGAATATAAATTATGGCTGACCATTCGGTTTCGATGGATGCAGAGGGCATTGCCGCGAACCTAAAATGCTTATTCAGCAAATGCATGGACACCAGCCCCACGCCCAAACCCGTTTCAATGGGGCTTTCGCACGCCTGTAAGTGGTCAACCGACAATTGGTAAACGGCGCCCGCCAATCGGTCGGCAACGCGACTGATGTAATGTTCCACTAAGCTTGTCCTCCGCTGTTACACCGGCTGCTCACTCAGCCGCCTCCGGCCGAGACGCGGGATAGAGCCGCATGCCAAGGTCGATCAGATGTTCGACGAACGCGTCAAGCGGCATGCCCTGCCCCGCTGCCGCGCGAATGACGGCGCCCGAGATCAGGGGTTTGCGTTTGGGGGTGAGCCACGGCGTAAGCGCATCTACAGCGAGGGCGATGACATCGGCCGGCGGACGGTCCCGCCGGCAGAGGGACCGAACAGTGATCGCGACATCCGCATGAGCGAGATCGGTTGTGCCGCTTGATATGGGCGCGGGAGCCGTTAACGCCTCAATGAGCAGTTGAACTGCGTACCGGGATGTTGAGACGCCAATCGCATCAGCGCGTTCCCTCAGCGCGTTTTTTGCCGTTTCGGGAAGATAGACCTCGACACGCTTATTCGGCCGAGACCGGCGCTGCGCGCGCGGCGTAATATCCTGTTCGGCAGGACATGGTTGCTGGGCTTCCACCAGCTGCGGAGACATTTTCACGGGCGCATTGGCCTCCTCTGCCGCCTCCAAGGGCGGCGGCTCCGACCTTGGTCCTTGATCGACGCTGGCAGGAGCCGGTTGCCCGTTTCGGAGGCTTTGCTGCTGCGCTTCGACTGTCTCGACCTCTGGCCGCTCGGAAATCTCAATTGGGGCAACTGACGACACATCCCCATCGGGCCGCTCCGATTCGTCGAAGATCTCGCCAGTGTCGTAATTCTTGCTCGTGCCTAGCTTCTGGGCAGCCGCCGCTATCAACGCGCGCCGCGCGGTGGGAGCCGGCTTGGGCACGGGACGATGCGGCGTCGGGAGGATCTGGACTGGCGAAAGCTTGTGTTTGCGGGCGATACCCATCCCGATGCCAGTTCGCTGCCCATTGGACCGGATTATGTGGATCTTTCCTTGATCGACGAGTTCGGCGAGCAGCGTGCGCGCCTGAAGGACGGACGAGAAGCCAAATACCTCGACGATCTCTTCGTCAGTGGGATCGGGAAGCTCCTGCTCCTGATTGTGCCGGATCCAGTCCAGCATCTTGCCCCGGTTCATTGCGCTGTGGGCCATTAGCGGGATGCCACCAGTTGTTGGGTCAAGACGTGCTCTTGGCGCCAAGGCGGCACCACGCCGTCCAATGCGATCGCGTAATCGAGGATGCCCAGCGCATCAGCCTCGTCGTCATTGCGAGGTTTGAAGCCGAGCTCGCGGCTCCGCTGGACTGCAAGAGCTTTCAGGTCGGCCTTGCGCGTGCCGATCTTCATGCTCCCAATATAGTGTTTCCGCCAGGTTGCCTGGTGGACCATATGGAATGTCTTGATCCGCTTGGCCGCGCAGAAGCTGAAGGCGTGCGTTGCCAGTCCATAGAGCAGGAACGGCGTGTCGAAATTGTTGATCTTGGCCATCATGACAGGATCGAGAGGGCGTTCGATGAAAACCGCCTCGAATTGCAGCAACTTGTATAAATGCGACATCTCGACATGGACGCGCGCGCAAACATTTCCGTGATCCGTGTATTCGGATCCAAGCTTCACCGATCCGTACCGGGCTGTGTCGGACTCCCCGTCCCACATAGCCCAGCCGGTCGATGACTTGGAAAGATCGAGTGCGAGCGTCGGCTTCACTGGAGTGTCGCCAGCTCCGGCGCATCACGCTCGCTGACGGGCATGGTCGGCGCTTCGCCGTCGCCCATCTGGTCGACAAGATCCGCGCTGATTCCGATACCGAGCGCTTTCATCAGACCGTAGAGGGACCTTAGAAAGTCGTCGCACTTGAAGTCTTCCATCTGATCCAGCTTGAACGCAAGCTTTGCAGCCTGCGGGTTGATGTGCGCGTCTTTCTTGATCGACTTATACGCGGTCGACATCTCTTGCGCATATTCGCCGACGCTCGATTGAGCGGGCCGGATGTCGTTGCGGTAAAGACTGATGGCAAGGTCGAAATCAGGCTTCGGAACCTCGTTATTGACCTGCTTTTCCTTCGGTTTACGTCCTCGTGCCACGTTCATTCTCCTTGGGTTGAGCTGAGGTTCGGCGCGACGCGGCGATGCCAAATTCGGCAAGCCTCGCGCTCAGATATTCGGTCGTTTTCATCTCTTCGATCAGGCGGTGACGCATCTCCCGCGCAGTGCAGAAGAGGGCGACGTCCATGGCGAAGAATAGGATGGCGAGGACCCAGCCGATCATGCGGCGGCCTCCGCGGGGTCCGGCGGATATATTCGACGCTCGGCGATAGACGCATATTCTGGATTGAGTTCGATCAGCGTCGCACGGATCCCGATCTGCTCGGCTACCAAACCTACCGTGCCCGCGCCTCCAAACGGATCAAGCACATGACCAGGAACCCGCGGAAATGTTTCGCAAATACCGCCACAGCCGGAATGGGCGCCGCAGTACCCGCATACCGTTTCCGGCGTTCCGGCCACGATGCAACGACGAGCGAGTTCGGGCGGGAAGGTCGCGAAATGTGCTTCGCGGAATGGTTTGGGTGCGATTGTCCAGACGTTCCGAGCGTTGCGGGTTTCGACAACCTGAACGAGAGCAGCGTTGAAGCTTGCGTTGGCCTTGATTCCTTGACCCGGAGGTGCGGCCTTCGGCCCAACTCCCGGCTCGCGGTGAATAGTGCCATGAGCGCCAGGCGCTGTATCCCAGCCCGACGGCACTTTCTTCCGCGATCTAGGAACGCGGTCGACATGCACACGGCTATTAGCCCCGGCCGTGCGAACCACCGCCTTCATTGGGCGATCCGGTCGCGTACCTCCGTTTGCCCGAGCTGACCCAGATTGGTTCGCCACATCCTGCGACACGCGCGCATGCGTGTTCGGCGAGCACGGCTCACGGATCGCCTCGTGGTTGTAAAAGTAATCCTCACTCTTGGTGAGCAGCCAGATCTTTTCATGAGCGGAAGTTGGCCGATCATAGACCGACTCCGGCATCGGGTTGGGCTTGTGCCAAATGATTTCCGACCGGACGTACCAGCCGTCGTCCTGTAACGCGATCGCGAGCCGGTTCGGGATCATGCAGAGATCCTTTGGCTTTAGATAACCGCCAGCGACGATCGCGCCCGGCGCCGTCACACCTGACGATCGGCGATGCAGCTTGCCACGTTCGCCGCGATCGCCGTGGTAATCGGCCTGATAGACGGGGCCAGACTTCGGCCGCATGTGATCGTGAAACTCGCGGTCGACACCGCGGGAACCGCCCTCGGCACCGTAATAGGTTCTGCCGTTGATCGGCCCTACCGTGGAGAACGGCTTGTCACGGAAGGTGCGATCGTCGCTGCCATCCGCCTTATAGGCTTCGGCCGACTTCCCATTCGGCGCCGCCGCATAACAGTCGCCATAATTGAGCCAGAGAGTGCCCTGGTTTTTGAGAACGCGCCTGACCTCGCGAAACACCCGAACCATCACATCGAGGTGCTCGCCTAGCGTCGACTCGAGACCAATCTGTCCAACGACGCCATAGTCCCGCAGGCCCCAATACGGTGGCGATGTAACAACGCAATCGACGCTGTTGCTGGGTAATTCGCGCAGCCGATCAAACACGTCGCCAATGAGGATTGTCACGCGGGGATCCGCCATCAGCGCAGTCCCGAAATCAAACATTTGTTAACCAAATGGCTGCCGCGACAGTCACTACGGGGCGCGTTATGACGCAGCCCATGAATTGCAGGGTAGCTCACTGAGCCGAGCCTTCCGCTCCAAAGCACATCGTCAGATCGTCCAGCCGGGGAGAGCGACAGCGCCCTCCCCGACCGGCCTTTCGTCGCGACCCGACGGAAGAAGGTTGCGCCCCGCCGCTCGCTTGGTGGCGGCACGGCGAGGCGCTATTCGTGCGGTTGTCGAGACAGCACGAAAGGATGAGCGATGGAGTTCACCGAAAAGAAGAAGATGCAGCTGGAGACCGCGTTCAGCATGGCGCATTTTGCGGCTACCGCCAGCGCCACGATTGCGGCCGCCATGCACCGCGGCAAGCCGATCGGGGACAAAGAGATCAAACATCTCCTCAAGACCCTCGCAACAGCTGCAGCAACAGCGCCAGAAGAGACGAAATCCTATTTCGACAACTTGGCCGAGACTCTTGCTGGAAAACAATACGAAGCCGGTTGAACTCCCGGTTCAGGTCCGCGACTGCCTCCCCCATCTGGTCCATCACGCTGCCTCGACCTTGTCCGTCGAGGGCGCGACATATCCATCCATGAAGGTCCGGACTCGTTGCAGCGTTTCGGGTCTCAAGAGCCGAGCTGCTTTGATATCTCGAACGAAATGCGGATCGCCCATGGCTTTTCGGCCAAAGGTAACTTCCGACATGGGATGCTTCTTTAGGAAGGCATCGATTTCGGCGACGAGTTCAGGGTGATAGCGAGACATGGGTCGCGTTGATAACGTAGGATTGGTCCTACGGTCAAGCCATCAGAGTAGGATGTATCCTAACCTAGTTCCGAACTGCACAATGTGGGAGACTTCCCACATGGAAAAAGGGGACAAAACACCGCTCCAAACATTCCTTGCGCAGGCCCTGGCGCATGCTCCCGAAGCTCGAGATTTTTACGATCGCAAGATACAGGAGATCACCGGAAGCAAGGGCAAGCCGATCTACGATATCGAGCGAGGAAAAAGTCTGTCCCCTAGCCGTTCAACTTTGAAGAACATAGCTTCGGCACTGGACCAGCCTGTCGACCTGGTCATGCGCGCCGCCGATGGGGAACAGGTTTCCCCGTTGAAACGGCCATTGCCGCGGCCGGATTTGCCGCTGACGGTCGACGCCTCGGCAGCCGATGAAGTTGTGGATATCATTCGTCTCGATCTGTCGCTCTCCATGGGGCCAGGCGCCACGGTCGACGATTACATCGAGGAGATCCCGGTCAAGTTCGACATCGGTTACATACGGGCCTTTTCGCGGGCGCCCTTCGATCGATTACGCATTGCCCGCGGCGTCGGCGACAGCATGTATCCGACGATCCTGAGCAGCGACGAGGTCTGGATCGACACATCACAGCGCGTGGTCAATCAGCAGGACCGCGTTTGGGCGTGCTCCATCTACGGTGCTGCCGCCATAAAGCGATTGAGAACCATTGGTCACGGCAAGATTTTGGTCATTTCCGACAACCCGACCGTAGAAAACCAGGAGGTTGACGCCGAGGATATCATGGTCGCGGGGCGCGTGGTTCGTTTTAGCCGAGACATCTGATGCCCCGTGAGATGAGCTTGGCAGTCGTAGGAGCTGATTACCCTAACCGCCGCGGGCCCGGGAGAAGATTCGAGATCCGACTTTGTGCTCCAGGTGAAGAAGTGCACCTCGTGCCGGAACCCAATAACCCCGCCGATCCAAACGCGATCGCGATATTCAGCTGCCGCCACGTCCAGATCGGCTACCTAACCGCTGAACGCTGCCCATACGTGGCGAGGCTCATGAGCCGAGAGCCAAAATTGAAGGCGGTGTTCCAAGCTGCTGCGAATTACGGTGCAATCATCCGGATCAATCTCGATGGCAAAACCCCAGAGATCCCTGATCCTTTCAGCGCGCCGGAAGAAGAGCACTGGACAGATGAATATTTCAACCAGGATGATCACGAGGTTGAGTGACTAAGGATCGTTCACGTCAGCGGAGTGACTTCTTGATGCGGAACAAGCGTTACGCCCTAGCCACATTGTTGGGTTGCTTATGCCTTCTAGGCGGGTGCAAGGTGCATAAGCTACAGAACGAATACGAGATGATGGAGCGGAACCACGCGTCGAAGGCTGAGCTTTGCGCGCAAGCCCGCCTGATTACCCAGGCCGCTTTGGATACCGGCATCGAGAAACTCTATTCGGACAAGAAGCTGCAGTCAGACATCGCGTGCTTAGGAGCACAGCTCGATCTTTCGAATTAAAGTAGGACGTTTCCTAATTTCGTGTTGACGACGTAGGATTGGTCCTACATAAGCATTCCCAGCAAACGCTGAGGAATCGCAATGGAATTCGTTCCTACCTTCAACGAAGACACCACCCTCACCGATGAGGTGCATGGCGACCCACTTGCCGGCGTGACCGTCACGCCGCTGCGTCGCCATATCCCCTATACCGACCGGCGCATCCGCGAGATGGCTGAGGATGAAGTTCAGGCGAGCTATCGCGCTGACATCCGGCCTCTCGTCGTCGACGATTATGCGCGAGCGATGAAGGTCATTGACCGCGGATTCTGCGGCGGCCGGAAATGACCGTGCATTCCCTGGACGAGTACCGCGGGCGACGTACCCCCAGCTCGCGCAGCCGCAGCGGCGCCGCCTCATCCTCCCCCCTGTCGGCGGCGCCGCTGTGCATCCACAGCCGGAATGAGGGCCAGTGCTTCGACTGCTGGCGCGATCACGACATAGCCGCTCACGAAATTCACGCGGCCGAGCTCGCAGCCGCTCTCATCAAACTGGCGGCCGTCATCAGCCTCATCGCCAGCGCCATCCTTGGCCTTGTCATTATCTGCGGAGGAATTTCGTGAACGCTGAAACAAAGATCCAGCCGTCAACGTCCACCGACATTGTGGTCATCGTTAGCGCCAACCCTGGCATCGTCCTGACCGAGCGCGAGAAGTTCAACGAATTCTACGCCAAGATGAAGGCCGAGACCGACACGCTGGTGCCGGATACGTCGACAGAAAAAGGCCGCGTCGCAATCCGCAAGATGGCTACCCGCGTCCGCGACACCAAAGCGGCGATCGACAAGGCACGGTTGGGCCTCACCAAGGACATGCGCGACCAGATTGAGCTGATCAATGCTGCCGGCAAGGAAATCAAGGAGACCCTGCAAACCCTCGAGGACGAGGTCCGCAAACCGCTGACCGAGTGGGAAGAAGCCGAAGCTGCGCGCATCCGCGAATGTGAGGCAACGATTGAGTGGATCAGGCAGCAGAAGGTCATCACCGAGGATGACACCGCGGCCGCCGTCATTGCTCGCGCGCATGCCGTCTATGAAAGGGCCCTGGACCCCGAGCGGTTCCAGGATCTGCTGGAAGACGCCGAGGCCGCCAAAGATGACGCGATGGCGACGCTCAAGCGCGCCCACGATCGGCTGACCAAGGAGGAGGCCGACCGGGCAGAGCTCGAGCGGCTACGTGCCGCTGAGGCCGAGCGTCTGGAGAATGAGCGCATCGCACGCGAGGCCAAGGAGGCCGAAGAGCGCGCCGCGGCAGAAGCCCAGGCCGAGGAAGAGCGCCGCGAACAAGCGGCCCGGGACGAAGCGGCGCGCATCCAGCTCGCGAAGGACGAAGCCGCAGAAGCGGCGCGCGAGGAAGAGGCTCGCCGCGCCCAGGCTGAAATCGACGCCGCCAACGAACGCGCCCGCAAGGCCGAGGAGGATGCCGCCGCCGAGCGGCAGCGCCTAGCCGATGCCAAGGCTGCCGAGGAAGCGGAAGCCGCTCGCGTAGCCGCCGAGAATGCCAAGCGCGAGGCGAACAAGGCTCACCGGGCGCGCGTGAAAGGCGCTGCCAAGAAGGCGATCATGCAGCTTGGCGCCGACGAGGATCTTGCGACCAAGATCGTGCTGGCGATCGTCGCGGGTGAAGTGCCGGCCGTCAGCATGGCGTTCTGATGTCGACGGAATCCATCTTCGAGGCCTTCGAGCGCGAGCGGCAGGCCAAGGCACGACCTAAAGCCGGCGCAAGACGCGTCGACGGCAGAACGATGCTCGATGAGGTTGAGAGTTCAGACAGGCCAGCCCCGGACGCGCCGTGTGCGAAGATGCTGCACCCGATCATCACTGAGCCTGGGGCATACCCAGACATCTCGAACGAACAATATCACCAGACTGAGATCTGCGACTCGCCTTCGATCAGCTCGAGCGGCCTAAAGCTCATCACGAAGAAGACGCCGCTCCATTATTGGTATCAGTCTCCGCTCAATCCCAAACGGCCGGCACCGAAGCAGAAGCAGCACCTGGCGCTCGGCGCCGCCCTGCACGACCTTCTCCTGATCGATGGCCGTTTCGAGCAGCATTACCATGTGCTTCCGCGCGGTTTTCGGGCTGATCATCACCAGAAATGGGCCGATGAACTAGCTGAAATGCGGACCGCCGAGGCCGCTGGCAAAACAATCTTGACTGCCGAGTCTTACGACATGGTCGAGGCGACTGCCGACGCCATCGGGCGCAATGAGCTGGCACAGGCCCTGCTGACCGCCGGCACTCCCGAGATGACGTTGGCCGCCAAAGATCCGGTCACGGGCGTCTGGATGCGCTCGAAGCCGGACGTGCTGCCGGAGACGATGGAGATCATTCCAGACGTGAAAACGGCAGCAGATGCGTCGCTCGACGTTTACGAGCGCGCTGCGACCCGGTTCGGCTACTTCCAGTCGGCGGCCCATTACCTGGACGTCATTGAGCAGCTCTATGGGCCTGCCAAACGCCGGTTCGTCCTGATCACGGTCGAGAAGGAACCGCCCTATTGCGTCACGGTCGATAACCTCGACGGCGATGACATCAATTATGCGCGATATCGCAACCGCGCGGCGCTGAACAAGTTCGCCGAAGCGCTGAAAACCGGGGTTTGGCACGGCTACACCACGCCGGAGAAGCCCGTCCGCAACCTCCAGATGACGACTTACGAGCGCCAGCTGATCGACCGCGCAATCGAGCGCGGTGAACTCTCTTACAATTGAAAGGGCTCCCATGATCCTCGGCTACGATACGGAAACCACGAACCTTCCTGACTGGCACCAGCCTTCAGATGCGCCGCACCAGCCGCATGTAATCCAGTTGGCCATGATCCTGTACGACATGGAGGGCCGAGAGGTTTCCCGGTGGTGCAATCTGGTCAAGCCGGGGGCTGGCGCAGTCATGGGCGCCGAGGCTTTCGCAGCCCATGGCATATCCCTGGAGCGCGCTCGGGATGAAGGTCGTGACCCGGTTGAAGCGGTCGACGCGTTCCTCGAAATGGTCGGCACGTCGAAGCTGATGGTCGCCCATAATGAAAGCTTTGACCGCCGCATGATGCGGATCATGGCCGCGCGCCACAAGGGCTTCAAATGGGAACCTCCGATCCCGAACTTCTGCACGTTGTATCGTTCGAAGTTCATCATCAATCTGCCGCCGACTCCGAAGATGGTCGCGGCGCGAATTCGTGGGCCGAAGTCGCCTAACCTTGGCGAGTGCATCAAGCATTTCTTCAACGAGGAATTGCAGGGCGCGCACGATGCGACCGTCGACATCGAAGCTACCATGAGGGTGTTCTGGCATCTGGTCCGTGATCGCGGCGTGCCGATGTTCAAGGAACCCCGCCAGCCGGGTGGGCCTGTGGCTTCAAAGCCTGCTCCGTCCAGTGACGCCTTCATGCAGTGGGCTTCGTAATGGCAGCCCCGACAGCAGCGGAAATCATGATGCAGGCAACGCGCGTGCCTGCAACGCAGGCGACCTCGATCGAACAGTCTCGAGCCGTCGCCGAAGTGCAGGCCGCCATAATCGTCGCACAACAGCGTCCGCGGGACGAGGCCCGGGCTTTATTGAAGGCGGTTGAGAGCTGCCAATCATGGGAGGTCGCCGAAGCGGCGTTCTGGAAATTCCCCAGGGCCGGCGAAACGCTTACGGGCGAGACGATCCAGTTGGCCGTGGAGCTAGCCCGGTGCTGGGGAAATAATCACTACGGCATCATGGAGCTCAGCCGCGACGATGCCGGCGGTGTTTCCGAAATGCTCGCTTTCGCTTGGGATCTCGAGACCAACACCCAGAGCCGGATGACGTTTCAGGTGCCGCACATCCGCGACACGCGCAATGGTCCGAAGAAAATCACTGATATGCGCGACATTTATGAGAACAACGCCAACCAGGGCGCACGCCGGCTGCGGGAATGCATTTTCCGGATCCTGCCGCCGTTCTTGAAGGAACGGGCCAAGGCGGAATGCTACAAGACGCTGGAAAGCGGCAAGGGCAAAGCCCCCATGCCGGAACGGATCGCGAGCGCCATTGATGGCTTCGGCCGGATCGGGATCAGCCGCGAACGGCTGGAGGCCAAGGTCGGGCCGCTCGATAAGCTGCTGCCGGCTGACATTGCGAACCTCGAGGTGTCGTTCCGGTCCATTACTCGCAAGGAGATCAGCGCCGACGAGGAATTTCCGAAGGTCGGCCATGTCGAGGCGGCCAAGGATATTCGCAAGGCCGTCGACAGCAAGAAGGCCGAGCCAGAGCAAGGTCGTTCCGACGAGCAGCATGGCGACCAACATGACGGCAACGCCCAGGCGATCGCCGACGATCTGATCTCCCGCGCAAATCGCGCGGAGATCATCGGCGACATCATCAACCTCCGTAGCGAGATGGAGAAGGCGGCAGCCGATCTGACCGACGACGATTACGACCGCGTCCGCGACGCGATCACTAAGTCTGAGACGCGGATCAAGGGTGGCGCGAGGTGAGCCCGCACGACGAGGCCTTGCGGCAAGAGGTTGTCGATCAGCTTTCACGGAATGGTATCGACCGCGCAGCCGCTCGGCTCACGGTCGACCTGGCCATCCATGCCGTTTGCGAAGCGATCGATACCGTTGGCCGGATAGCGCTGACCGCGACCCCAGGGTTCAACAGCCTCACCTTTACGCTCGCGCTTCAGATGATGCTGAAAACTTGCGAGGCCCATATCGCCGAGAGCGCCTCCATCATTGTGCCGGTGCAGGCATGACCACGCATTGCGCCTTCTGCGAGCGGCCGATCCGCAGCGTCCGCGCCAAGCAGTTCTGCTCGGATACCTGCAAGCGCGACTTTTGGAATGGCTGCCGCCTGCTCGGCTACGACCTGTTCCGGGCCGGGGCCGTGGATGCAGCAGTCATCCGCATGCACGCAAAGAATACGGCTGCGAATGCCGTTAACGGCTCACCGGGCGCCGATCCAAGCCCGGCCGCATCAGGAGAAGCAAATTGAGCTTGCAAGCAGTCAGGGATGCAGTGGCATCCAAACTCGGTGTGTCGAAGGACCAAGCCGCCAAGACCGTGACCGCCGTCGCGGAGGCCATCAGGGAGAATGTCGGCACCGCCAACGTCACGATCGCTCCGCTTGGCAATTTCAAAGTCAAGCATCGCGCAGCACGCGCCGGCCGCAATCCTCAAACAGGCGAAAGCATCCAGATCGCGGCTCGCGACGAGCTGACCTTCCGGGCAGCCCGGTAACATGCTCATGGCGCGCATTCCGCCTGTCATCGGCTCCGGCTTCCGGCTCGTTTATCGCAGCGGGATGCACTGTCCCGGGTGCGACGGACGGCATTGGTCGATCGGGCGGGTGACGGCGGAATGCGCGTTCTGCGCCACTGCGGTTCCGTTGGCGGATCCGGAGCCGCTGCGACATTCATTCCTCGATACGGGAAGGCCTAGCTGATGGGCCACGCGATTCCCGATGCAGCGTTGGAAACGCACGTCGGGGTGCTGGGTAAGACCGGCGCTGGCAAGAGCTATACTGCCCGCGGCCTCGTCGAACGCCTACTGGGCCTTCGCCGGCACGTCGTCATCGTCGATCCCACAGGAGCGTGGTGGGGACTGCGCACCGGCTTCGACATTCCCATCTTTGGGGGGCGAAAGGGCGACATCGAGATCAATGACCAGGCCGGCGCTGCAGTGGCTGGCGTCATCGTCGAGCAGCGCACGTCCGCTATCGTAGACCTGTCCCTTATGTCCGGCGGGGCACAGCGCCGCTTCATGCGTGACTTCGCACACAGGGTGCGAACAAAGGAGCCGGGCGCCTTTTATCTGGTGCTGGACGAGGCCGACGAATTTCTCCCGCAAAATCTCCAGCCCGACATGTTCCAGCTGTTCGGCGATCTGAAATGGATTGTTCGCCGCGGTCGCCTGAACGGCTTCCGCGTGATGATGATTACCCAACGACCGGCCGAAATCGCCAAGGCCGTCTTGACCCAGATCGAGACGCTGGTCGCACATCGGCTGACTGCCCCCCAGGACCGCAAGGCGATCGAGGACTGGGTCAAGGGCCACCATGATCCGGCCGAGGCGCGCGAAGTGCTCAATACGCTGGCCTCGCTCAACAGAGGCGAGGCTTGGGTATGGTGCCCGGATCTAAACATCCTCACCCGGTCTAACATGCCGGCAATCGAGACATTCGATAGCGGCAGGACTCCGGAACCTGGCGAAAGTGCGATTGAACAGCCTGAACTTGGCAGGCTTGATCTATCGGCGATCAGTGAGGCGCTCAATCCGCCGGAAAATCCATCCGGCGAAGGTGAGCCGACGATCCAGCATGTCGAGATCGCCCGGCTTCGATCTGAGATGTCCGATTTGCTCGGACAAGTGACTGCGATGACCGCCGATCGCAACCAGTGGCGGGAACGCAGTTACGAACAGGACAGACAGCTTTCCGCCATTCGCGAGATCCTTGCAGGCAACGAGATACATATCCCCGCGCAAGGCGGCGGAGGCCCGGAGGTAGACGAAGGGCAAACAGACCGGGTGCGAGCCACCATCGCAAGTGCCACACCCCCAAGGGCGAGCGGCCGTGCGTCAGCGGCAGAAACCGCGATCGGCAAGTCGGCCGGGGGTAATGCTCCGGCCGGCGCTTCGCCCACCGCACTCGCCATCGCGGACCTTCTCGACCGCATCAATCCGGCGAAGGTCACATGGAGCCAAGCCGCCGCCATGGTCGGTCGCAAAGCGTCCGGAGGCAATTTCAACAGTGCGCGCAAATGGCTGCGCGAGTCCGGGCGGATCAGAGAGGAAGATGACCTGATCCAGTCCGCAAGCGATGCGCCCGCCGGAATGACGTGGGCGGAGGCGATTGGCCTGTGGAAATCCGTTCTCAGCAACCCTGCGCCCAAGATGATCAATGCGCTGATCGCCGGCCCGCTGGATAAGGAGTCGCTCGGCTCCGCGATCGGCGCCCAGCCGCGCGGCGGGAACTTCAACAATGGCTTGGCCCAGCTTCGTCGCAATGGTCTGATCGTCGCTCAGGCTGACGGAAAGATGCGTTTGGCGCAGCCGCTGCCAGGGGAGCTTATCTGATGGGGATCTGCGCCGCACCCGGATGCACGGCCGATCTCTCGCCGGAGCATCTGATGTGCGTCCCACACTGGCGCGCCCTGCCCCGCGCGATCCGCATCGCCGTCAACGAGACCTGGCGCAACGTGAGTTACGACACCGGGGCTTATCGCTCGGCGCGCGCGGCGGCGATCCAGTGGCACGTCGACCATCCGAAACCTGAGAACACGCAAGGGAGCCTATTATGACGTTCCAAGCCTACAAGGACGCTGCCGGTGAATGGCGCTGGCGGCTGGTTGCGCGCAACGGCGAAACGATCGCCGACAGCGCCGAGGGCTATCGGCGCAAAGGCGCCTGCGTCCGTGCTGTCGAACGGCTCAAGGCAGGCATCCCCGACGCGAAGGTTGTCGAGGTGCTGGCATGACGACTGAAGCACCCTTCGCATCGTGGGCCGTGCTCGAACTCATGGGTCATCGCAAGCGGCCGGGTTACGTCCAGGAGGTCGAGATCGCCGGCGGCAAAATGCTGCGGGTCGATGTCCACGGCGAGAACGATACCGTCATCACCGAATTCTACGGGGTTGCTTCGGTCTACGCCCTCCGGCCGGTGAGCGAGGAGATCGCACGCGACGCTGCGCGATATACGGATCTGCGACCTGTCCGACCTGTCGAATATCGGGAGCGTGAGGCGCTGCCCGCTCCCGATGAGGATGACAACGACGCTGAGTTCAATCCTCGCTTTCTGCGGGATGGCGATTGATGCCTGACCGCGACCCCATCGTCGGCCCGCTGGAGGTCCAGCTGGGTGATGACGGCTCCCGCATGGTCGGGGTCGACGGCCAATGTCGCTTCTGGATCAAGTGCGATCACGCGCTCTGGTATCTTTGGACCCAGCGCGTCGATGGCACGGGCAAGGGCGAGAGGCTGATCGCCACCTTCCGCGACTATGACGCCATGGAGAGGTTTTGCGCGGTACTCGGCCTCGCCCGCGCCGAGCTGCTCAAGCCGGAGATGGCGTGATGCCGATCCGGCCGGAGAACCGTGCCCGATATCCAAAATCATGGAAGGCCATGGTCGCCCAGGCCCGGGAGCGCAGCGGCGATCGATGCGAGTGCGACGGGAAATGTGGGGAGAAGCACGATGGTGGAAGGTGCGCCGCGATCAACGGCCAACCACACCCGGCGACCGGATCGATCGTCGTTCTCACCCTCGCTCACGAACATGGCGTGCCGCTTGAAGAGGAAACGATCGAGCGGATGTTCCACGCCTGTCAGCGCTGCCACAATCGCTACGACGCCCCGATGCGCCGGCAAGGAATAATCACACGCGCTCGCGCGCAATCAGCGGTGGGGGACTTCTTCGCCCCCGCCAACCGCAACCACGGCTGGGCCGACGAGATCGAAGGTGACCAGGCATGACGGCTCCAATTTTCAACGGGCGTCGCGTTCCTTGGAACGCCGCTTGGTCCTCCGAAATGGCATACGAGATCCGCACCTGTCGCTTCGCGGCTGGACGGAAGGCTGTTTGGCAGCCTCACACACCTGGCGTCGGCGAACCCATCTTCGCGAAGCCGCACAATGTGCGCCAGCGGCGGGCCATCTTCGAAATGCGCTGCACAGTTTGCGGCGAACGCACGCCAGAAGATGATCGGTGGTGGTTCAAGCTGGGAGCAATCCAAGACGGCTGGTTCCTGACAACCGAGGCACCGGTGCACCGCGCTTGCGCTGATTTCGCTTCAAAGGTCTGCCCGCACCTTCGCGGCCGAGATGGCGATCTTGAGCCGTTTCCGCATGGAGCACGCGTGATCAGTGCGATTGTGGGCGGTCCGGCCGTAGAGCAGGACTTTCACATTCGCATTTCACCCCATGAGACCGTGATCGGCAGCCTCAAGCTGGGTTGGCCGGCAGGCTCTCGTCTGGTTCGGAGCCTTTTCGCATGACCGATCCGAAACTCGCGGCCGACGAGGCGGCAAGGAAGATCATCGGCGACCTGCAGCGCATGGATTGCCTCGGCTATCCGCTCGCCATGGCGAAGCGCACGGTCGCTGAACTGGAGCAGGATTATTCCGCCATCATCCTGGCGGCGATCACGCGCTGCGTCTGCGCGCCTAGCGAGGGGATGGGACGGTGAACCTACTCGATCAGATCTTCGCGCCGAAGGACGATCGTCCCCCTCACCAATTGGCCGTGCCGTACCTTGCGTTGGGCCATTTCCCAAATCTCGTCGCGCGCATTGGTCAGAAGGTCCTCAAATTCGTCGGCGGTGAGGCTGTCCGTTTCCAGCATGGCCAGCGCCAGTTCGCGGGTCACGCGCACGACCACGGTGCGGTCCTCGTCCCTGTAGCCCTGCTCCAGATATTCGGGTGCTTCCATGGTTGAATCCTGTCTCCTCTGTCCCAACGATGGGGAATTCTTCCCGGTAGTAATGTTCGGGCCAACGGGCCATCCCAACTCGCTGCCATGGCCCTTCCGCCTCGAGATCCCGCGCCTCGTGTGCCGACAGCACCTGAACTTCGACCCGCAGGTGTACTTCACGCCGATGGGGCGCGATCGAATGGCGGCGATGATCTTCAGCGGCACTGGTGGCTGGCCAGACTATTCGAAGCTGGTGCTGGAGTGGTGGTCATCGGACAATCCCGTTTATCAAGAGCTAAGGGGCGGCCGTGAAGCGCGGCTGTGGATGAGATGAAAACGATCCCTGACGCGACCTTGAACGCTGCTGCTGCCGAGCAGCACGTTAAACGCATCATCGGCCCTACCATTCTCATGGGCGACGGCAGCTATTTCGACTTCGAAGCGCCCGAGACCACGACGATGTCGATCGAGGATTACGCTTGGGGACTCGCCAGCAACAATCGGTTTCGCGGCCAGACACGATATCTGACGGAGGAAGGCGTCGGTCCGCGGTGCCTCTACAATGTTTGCCAGCACGTCGTCTTGCTCGCCGAGCAGATGCTGCGCGATGATCAGGCACCGGATGCCGTTTACGAAGGCTTGATGCATGAGAGCGACGAGGTTCCCTGGCCTGATATCGCCGGGCCGGCGAAGCAGATGCTGCCGCAGGAGGCGCGCGACATCATCAATCGCTCAGGTGAGGGCATTGATCGGCATTTCGGCGTCACGCACCGGCACAAGCCGCTGATCAAGCAATATGATTTGCGGATGCTCGCTACAGAAAAGCGCGAGCTCATGCCTCATTCTGGCAGTGATCGGTGGGCGTGGATCCGCGGGTACGAGCCATTCGATTTTCGGATCTCTTGCTGGGCGCCTGAAAAGGCCGTGGGCGAATTTCTGCATCTATACCACTCGATACGAGCAGAGCTCGAGACATGGAACGACGGGCGGCCATGACCCATTTCTGGCGCCTGCGCGCGACGCTCCCCGAGCGCCACGGTCAACCCTGCCGGATCCTGGCAGTGGGCAAGCTCAACAGCATCCAGATCGAGTTCGCCGACGGCGTGCGGCACGTCGTCAATCGTTACGCGGTGCGGAGGCTGATGCCGTGACAGCCCAAGCACGCATCACGCAAGCTGACGAGGAGCGAACCTTCAAAGCGTTGAAGGCCGCCGGCGTTGATCGCGCGCGCGTTGTGCTGGATTTGAACAAAGGAACGATCGAGGTCATCATCGGCGAATCGGGCGACCCAAAGCCCGACCGCAACCCTTGGGATGACGAGTGATGGCCCGCCAACTCAAATCGAACCGATTTCTTCCGCAGTATGTCACGCGCTTCAAAAGCCAGCACGGCTCCGAACGCCTGCGGTTCCGCAGGAAGGGGTTTCCCAGCGGCTATTTCGAAGCCGCACTTGGAAGCGAAGAATTCCGGCAGGAATATCACGCCTTCATGCACCCGGGCGAGGACAAGGCCAAGCCGATCGTCGCCAAGGCAAAACCCGGCACGCTCGACGAGGCGCTAAACCGCTACATGAGCGTCCCGGAGCGGCTCGGCCCCACGGCAGTCACCCAGCAGAAGATCACGGCCGTCCTGGAGGACTTCCGCGACGGCAGAGGCGACCGGCCGATCCGCCTGGTTACCTTCGAGGCGATCGACAAAATTATCGCCAAGAAAATGGTCAAAAGCGGCACGGGCAATAAAACCAAGGGCGGCATCCATGCAGCGCGCAAGCTGCGCAAGGAGCTCATTCGGTTCTTCGACTTCTGCCGGAAGGCAGGACTTTGCGACACCAACCCCGCAGCGGACTCTCAGCCGGTGAAGGTGCCCGTAGACAAGCGCACGGCCGGCTTCCATTCATGGACTGAGGAAGAGATCCAGAAGTTCCGCGATCATCATCGGCTCGGCACGCGCGAGCGCCTGGCGATGGAGCTTTTTCTTTGGACGGATCAGCGGCGCTGCGATGTGCACAAGATGGGCCGCAACCAAATCCAGAACGGGCGAATTCCCGTCACCCAGGCTAAAACGGGCAAGTCGCTGTGGCTGCCCGTTGCCCCGCAGCTGCTCGAGGCGATCGTCGCGATGTCGCCGAAGGACACCAGCCCGTTTTGCTTTATCGTTTCGCGCAAGGGCACAGCCTACACCAAGGAAAGCTTCGGCAATTGGTTCAAGGATGCTTGCGTGGCGGCCGGCCTTCCGCATTGCTCCGGTCACGGTCTCCGCAAGGCGACGCTGCGCCGGATGGCCGAGCTCGAGATGGCAAATATGCCGATGAAAGCGGTGTCTGGACAGACAAACGACAAGACGTTGGCAACGTACACCGCAGCCGCCAACCAGAAGCGGCTGGCCGACTATGCAATCACCGCTCTGGCACGCTGGGAAATGTCCTCAAAGCCGGGCGGTCAGGACGACGAATACAGGTTCACCGCGAACGACTGATGTCTCACCCGATTTCAAGGTGAGACACGGGATGCTCGCAAAGCCGCAGAAAAGGTAGGATATGGAAAACCGAATGGCTCCCCGGGCCGAACTGACACATGGCTCGAATTTCAATAACTTAGAATGTCTCACCAGCCTCTTTGAGCCCACGCAATCCTGCGGCATCCCGCGGTCGATGTCTCACCCAAAAAGCGTGGTGCAGGCATGACTTTCGTCGCTCACGGCGGCGGCCCAGATCCGCATTTCGATGCCGACGATCCTAAGCCTGTGATGGTGCGGGTTCGTTATCGCAATGGGTTCAGCAGCGAGCCCGTCGACTCGCGCAAGCGGCGATGGCCATGGGGCGGCAGGTTCCCGTCCAACTATGATTGGGACATCGTCGCTAGCGAGGTGGTGGCATGAAACCCGCCCGCCTGATGGCTACCACGTCCGACATCGTAGTCGATTATTTCGCCGGCGGTGGCGGAGCATCGCAAGGGATCGAGCAGGCGATGGGCCGGCCCGTCGACGTCGCAGTCAATCACGATCCCGAGGCGATCGCGGTCCACGCTGCGAATCACCCTGGCACCGAGCATTTCTGCCAATCGGTCTATGCCATCGATCCCCAGGACGTCGCTCGCAAGCGCCGAGTCGCTGCCGCTTGGTTCTCCCCGGACTGCAAGCACTTCAGCAAGGCAAAGGGCGCCGTCCCGGTCGACAAGAACATCCGCGACCTCGCCGACGTCGTACCACACTTCATCAAACGCCTCGGCGCTGATTATCGACCGCTCGTCATCCTCCTGGAGAATGTCGAGGAGTTTCGCACTTGGGGACCGATCGGCGCCGACGGCCGCCCGTGCAAGGAGCGCAAGGGACAATCGTTCGACGCTTGGGTCGCGAAGATTCGCCGGGCGGGCTACCGCGTCCAGTGGAATGAGCTTCGCGCCTGCGATTATGGGGCGCCGACGTCCCGCAAGCGCCTCTTCATCATCGCTCGGTGCGACGGCCGGCCGATCGTTTGGCCAAAACCCACGCATGGCAAGCCGGGAAGCCCGGGCGTTCTGTCGGGCCAGTTGCTGCCATGGCGTACCGCAGCCGACTGCATCGATTGGTCGATCCCCTGCCCGTCGATCTTCGATCGAAAGCGGCCTCTGAAGGACGCGACCTGTCGGCGAATCGCCGCGGGCATCATGCGCTATGTGGTCAACAGCGCCCGCCCCTTCATCGTGCCGGTCACGCATAGCGGCGATTCGCGCGTCCACTCGATCGATGATCCAATCCGGACAGTCACGACCGCGAACGGCGGCGAGTTGGCGATCGTTGCGCCTGTGCTCGAGCGTCAGTTCGGAAAAAGCGCGGGATCGGATGCGAACGCTCCTCTCCCGACAACCACAGCCGGAGGCGGCGGCAAATCTGCACTGGTCGCGGCCACCTTGGCACGAACCGCCCACGGTGAAGCTGATAAGAGCGGCAAGCGACGCGGCCGGGGCGACCATAACATTGAACAGCCGTTGCCGACCACGACGGCTTCGCCTGATCTGGCAGTCGTATCGGCGACCATGATCGGCGTCGGGGGACGGCGCGCCCAAAGTCCGCCATTGGACGTCCAGGCACCCCATCCAACCACTACGGCGAAAGCTGACGCGGCCTTGGTAACTGCCTTCCTCCACAAATATCGACAGGGCAGCGATGGTCAGTCGCTCGAGGATCCTGCCCCGACCATAACGGCGAACAGCTTCATCAAGCGGCCGGGCGGCGCCCCTCCTCTAGCAGTTACCGTGGCGCACCTGGCGCAGTTCAACACCAATCCCAATGGATCGGTGAATGCCGGGCATGAGGTCGAGGAGCCGGTCAGCACCGTTGCAACGAAGGGACCGCATCAAGCCGTGGTCGCATCGAACCTCGTCAAACTTCGCGGGACATCGAAGGATGGGCAGCCCGTCGACGAACCACTCCACACCATCAGCGCCGGCGGAACCCATTTCGCGCAGGTGCTCGCCTTCCTAGTCAAATATTATGGCGCAGCCGAGCACGGACAGGCCGCGAATCGCCCGCTTGATGCCATCACGGCGAAGGCGCGCTTCGGCCTGGTGACCGTCACCATCGACGGCGAGGAATATGCGATCGTCGACATCGGCATGCGAATGCTCACACCGCGCGAGCTTGCACGCGCCCAGGGCTTTCCTGACGATTACGAGCTGGATCCGGTCTGCGACCGCGTGACCAAGGGCGGCCGGAAGGTGCGCGGGCGCCTGCCTATCGCCTCCCAGATCCGCATGATCGGCAACAGCGTCTGCCCCCCGATGAGCGAGGCCCTGTTCCGTGCGAACCTGCCGGAGCTTTGCGACCAGGCTGAGAGGATGGCGGCATGAACGAGATTATGCCTCCGCCTGAGAAATGCGACGACTATGGTCAGGCGTGGATGGTCGATTTGGCCAGCGCGGCAGCTCGCGGCATTCCGCTCGGGAGTACGCTTGCGCAATGG